ATTTCAGAAAATACCGGGTTATTGATATATGGGGCGATAGTGTCAAGGCATTGACCGCCGCACACAATATCACTGTGTCGAGTGTTCCAAACATTAGCGGAAACGGAAAACCGCTTTTTGTCTCCGTCCTGTTTATATTCCATTTCAACCGTTACACGGTTTCGGGGTGTTCCCCTACCTTCAAAATCAATACAGCCAAAATCAAATTTTCTTTTCATGTTCGTGACCTCCTTTATATTTAAGCTCCGATTTTCTGAGCGTCCCACCACGCTTTACCACCTCCGGCAATGCCGACCAACTGCAAAAAGCTGTTTATATGTCTCATAGTGGTTACGCTGTAGCCGCTCCACAGGCGGACAAATTCGCCGCCGCTGGTGATTTTGCAAACCTCGGTATTATAGGACTGCAAAACCATTTCGCCGTTGTCCTTTTCAATAACCTTTGCTTTGCCGTAAAAACTTTTTGCTCTTTCGTAGCCCATCGGGGACAATTCGTAAATTTTCATTGTGTTTACCTCCGTTTATCTTTTTAAGATTGTTTCTTGTCTCTTTCTGATTATATTATAATTCGTAATTTGCGAATTGTCAACCCTTTTCGGAGAAAAAATTATCTTTTTTAGATTATTTTTTTCCTTCCTTATATAATAAGGTATAAACCCGGAAAACCGCCGCCGGAGCTGGTGTTTTGCTTTATTCCGCTAAAGCGTTAATACCACCAGCCGAAAAGTACCGGGAATCCACCAAAAATCCGCACAAAAAGACCGCCCATCACACCGCCGGGAAGACCCGGAGCGTGAGGGCGGTTTTCGGTTTCATAGTCGATAGTCGATAGTCGTTAATCGCTATCAGAGTCGGTAGAGTCGATAAGATACCTCTGACGGATAGAGTCAGCGTCATAGTCGTTGTCCGGCTGAGAGTTGGGAGTCAGAACATATTCGGTCTTGTCTTGGTAGCCAAAGTTGTTCTTGCCAAGGAAGATACCGCTGACAGGGTTAATTTTGCCGCTGTTCATGTAATTTTCCCACATATTTTCCATCATAAAGTATGCCTTTTTAATGGTGTCAGTCACGTCAGTCGGCAACGTGCAATAGTTCCCACGTCCACCCAAAGGTTGGTCGTGAGTAACCGCCCATAGTTGCTGTCTGCTCCAACCCAATGCGATAGCCATACCCACAACAGTAGGCTTCATATCGTTTTCAGCATACAACATGAAGTATTCGTTCAGTCTTGCCACAACAGCGTCCAAATCAGTGAGGTCTATCTTCTGCATATTGAACAGCTCTATGTTGACCTTCATGAACTTTGCGTTGTCTCCCTCCTGTAACATCAATCCGTTATCACCAATGACAGGAGAGTTGCCGCCACGAGGTTTCTTTTTAATCACCTGTACGTCCTCAGTACCGTCTTTCTTTGCCATAAAAATACCTCCTTGAGAGTCCTCTTTCAGACCAGCAAGCCGCCCGGAGAGTCCTCTTTTTCTTGTTCTTCTTGCAGTAGTCGAAGTAGTTGAAAATCAATTTTTGCGGTAACTTTTACTATATAGACCCCTTATAAGAGAACTTATACGCAAAAACTAAAAAACAACTACTTTTACTACTTCATACCCGAAAAGTCGAAAAGATTGTTTTTCAATCCGATTTGTGTTATTTCACAAATGTCGTTTTTGATTATTTTTCAATCCTTTTCGGATAATTTGATACTTTCGAGCAGAAATGCCACCAACATACCAGCTTGCATTTTCCAGTTATTCAGCCACGAGAGCAGAGTACCGTCCAGTATGTGAGAGACAATTTCATTCGGGTTAATATCTTCGAGCAAGCCTTGAAGCTCCTCAAGCATTTTTCTTTCCATCGTTAGCCCTCCTCAGAATCTTCACCGCTTTACGCAATGCCTGTTCTTCTGCGGCGGTCACGGTAACACGCTCACTTTCCAAGAGCTTTTCAATGATAGTTGCCGCTTCATGTTTCTTCATATCATTCGTCCTCCATACTAAGACCGAGCAGAGCTTTGAGCTGTCTCCATATCCGAAGCTGTCTGCGCTCGATACGCTCATTGGAATAGTTGAGGAGAGTAAGCTGATTCAGAATCTTCTCAGTGTCCTCACGTCTCACCCGGTCTACCAGTCGCACCAGCTCGTTTCTCGCAGTGTCACGAGACTTTGAGTCTTGATAAGAGACGGAGGGAGCGTTGCCGCTCTTGAGGTGAACAGTCAGACGGTAAGGGTACTCGCCGGAGGTAGAGTCAGTCGCTTCGATGTACTCCACGTCCTCTGCATTGAAGTGAAAGTATTTGCTCCACGCAATCATGCCGCCACCTCCTTATTCGCTCGCTTTGAAGTTGTAGATAGGCTTCACGATTTTCAGAATATCCACGGTGTCTGCGATATTCTGAATGATTTCGTCCATAGGCTTATACACCATCGGAGCTTCGTCAATGGTGGACTGTCCAACGGAAGTCGTGAAGATACCCTTCATGGAATCCTCGAACTCCTCAAGGGAGACCAGCTCTTTTGCCTTGCTTCTACTCATGATACGACCAGCACCATGAGGAGCAGAGCAATTCCAATCCTCGTTGCCCTTGCCGACACCGATAATGCAACCGTCTCTCATGTTGATAGGAATGAGGAGCTTTTCACCAGCCTTGGCAGAGATAGCACCTTTGCGAACCATGTTTGAACCGAACTCAATATAGTTGTGAATGGTCTCGAACATAGGAAGACTCCAATAAGCAATGTCCGCACCGAAAAGATTACCCACGATAGCGTTTGCAATCTCATATCGGTTGATAGCGGCGAAGTGCTGACAGATTTTCATGTCATGAAGGTAGTCTTCACGATACTTCCCGGTAAGATAGCAGAGTTCCTTCGGAATACCGAGAGGGTTAGGGTGAAGCTTTCGATGAAGCTCTGCAATGGCTTTCTGAATTTCCGCCTTGCGTCCCTGTGCCTTGTATTCTGCAATCAGTTTCTCTTGCATAGCGTAGAGTTCGTCTTTGCCGGACATGATTTCAACGGCGAGCTTCTGATAGTATTCCGCCACCTGTTTACCCAAGTTGCGACTGCCGCTATGAATAATCAGATACTTTACACCCTCAGAGTCAGTGTCGATTTCGATGAAATGATTGCCGCCACCGAGAGTACCAATACTACGTTCGAGACGCTTGGTGTCTTTCAGCTCCCGGAAGCAACGAAGCTGTTGCAGTTCTTCAAAGCGGACATTACGTCCTTCATGCACATTGCGTCCACTCGGAACGTATTTACGGATAATGGTGTCAATCTGAGCAAGGTCGATTTCGATATTTCCGAGTTCTACGGTCAGCATACCACAGCCAATATCAACACCCACAATGTTCGGGATAACCTTGTCACCCAAGTCGGCGGTGAAACCAATCACACAGCCAGCTCCGGCATGAACATCGGGCATGATACGAACCTTACAATCTGCGAAAGCTGGTTGCTTGACGAGAGTGTAAATCTGATTCAGAGCTTCGGGTTCGATGTTTTCAGTGAAGATTTTAAGGTCACTCATTTACTTTACCTCCTTGAAAAAGTTTGGGTTTTCGAGGACTTTCCAACGGAACTTCCTATCAACCGGGACGAGTCCCAAATCCTCGGCATAAAACCTCAAGTCATAGTCGTGGACGGTTCGTCCATCGGGCTTGAATGTAATCGGTGAATCCCAATCCCATTTGAGAAGCAGTTCCCACAGGTCGGGATATTCTTTACGGAGAAGTCGGAGCTGGTCTACAGTCTGATTATGACAAAACCAACAGCCACCTCTCGCCGCATTGGTGTAGATGGGAGACAGAAGGTCGTTTTCCTCGCACCATTTTCGGCAGTAGGCTTCGTCCCAACCTATATCCACCAACGGAAGAATGATACCGGGGCGAGTGTGCCGCTCAATGCGTTCGGGTTCATCGGCGGCAATGCCGAGGTATTGTACAATATTTGTATCAGCTCCTTGTACAAGGGAGCTTTGAGAAAACACCGTATCTTGAGCTTTACACACCACTTCGATTGAAGCACTCCCGGGAAACCTTTTATCAAGCCCTGTTTTTCCGGGTTCTTCCGAGTAGGAACGTGATAAAACATCTGCTCGAAGGTGTCCTTTTGCGATTCGGTTAAGAACCTTTGTCTTGAGGTCTGAGGTACACCACTGTCCTCGCTGGATAGGGAATCCGTAGATTCTTCCGACATTCTTTCCCTTGCTGAACACGGTGTAGAACAAGGACTCATAATCCTGTTGATAACCCCGTGGGATATCAAGGCTGTCCTTGTTGGAGATACAGGACACGTTATAGGAGGTGTTCGTATTTTCGAGATTGGTGATTGTATCATCAAACT